AGCTTCGAGTATTATCCCATTATCTTGCGAGGTATGATGGAGGGCGTTATAAAGAGATCCTTATTACAGGAGACATCCATGCCGAAAATGCCAAACGCATCGGAATTACTAGAAGACAAGTTAAAACCGTCACCTATGCCTTCCTTTACGGAGCAGGTGACACCAAAATTGGATTAAGTTATGACCCACAATTATCCACGGACAAGGCGACAGAAAAGGGTAAGGAGATTAGGAAGGCATATATTGATGCCATTCCAGGTCTTAAAGAACTTTTGGAAGGCGTACACAAAGCTAGTAAGAGGGGTTTCGTTTATGGACTCGACCACCGTCGTATCCTCGTTGACTCGAGGCATAAGTCCCTCAACTACTTACTACAAGGGTCGGCAGCGATTATCGCCAAAAGATGGATGGTATTAGCTAATGAACATCCTCTTAAAACCCCTAGACAGTTGGCTTTCGTTCATGATGAACTACAATTTGAAGTACAACCAGAAGAAGTAAATGACCTTAAATTCCACCTTGAATACTCCGCAGTTGTTGCAGGAGAACATTACAACCTTAGATGCCCTATCGCAGCAGAAGCTAAGTCTGGAGAGAATTGGGCAGAAGTCCACTGAATCCTTACTTATAGATGCAGACTTTATTGTATATAAATGCTGTGCAGCAGCAGAAACTGAAATTGATTGGAGCGATGATACTATCCTTGTCACTTCTAATTTCAATGACGCTTATACTGCCACGATACGAGAACTTACCAAGATTAGAGACCAATTTGGGGCATTCGCTCCTCTAATATTATTCTTCTCTGATTCTAAGAATTTTAGAAAAGATATTCTACCCGAATATAAAGGGCACAGAAATCGTAAAAAGCCTTGCGGCTATAAGCGTGTCATCAATAGGCTCAAGACTGAGTTTGATGTAATTATACTACCTCAATTAGAGGCAGATGATGCAATGGGTGTATACGCTACCCAAAATCCAGGTAATATAATTGTGTCTCCTGATAAAGACATGAGACAGATACCTGGTAAACTATATAACCTAGATAAAGTATTCACAGTCAGCCCTGAAGAAGGAGCTGCTTGGCATCTAACACAATCTATGGCAGGAGATTCTACTGATGGATATAGTGGAGTACCTGGTATAGGAGTTAAACGTGCTGAAGCTTTATTTACTAAGAACGGGTGTTCTTGGCAAACAGTATTAGATGCTTTCTTAGATAAAGGTCTAACTGAAGAAGATGCCTTAACTAATGCTCGACTTGCTCGTATACTAACCATTGATGATTATGATACCGAATCAAAAACTCCAAAGCTATGGACTCCCGCCTCCAGTTACAAAGTTAACTATGGAACAGGATCTAAAGATGAGAGTAATTGAAGATAGAATAAGAGAAACATACGAACATAAAAAGGAAGATATAATTACTGTCTTCCTTGCTCTCCAAAGACAGAACTTCGTAATGGGGAATTCACTCAAAAATTTAATCGAACACATAGTACTAAAATGACAGCTAATGTTATAGCTCGTACTGGTCGGGTCCAATCATGGTTGGATAATCCAGAATCACGTCTACCCGTGTCATGCACTATATTTAACGTAGATGACTCAATCGAAGGAAGAGAAGGAATCGAATCCTCATGGAGATACGTCTCATATGCCTTACGACATGGAGCAGGAGTTGCGGTCCATTTATCTAAGCTCAGAGCCAATGGAACTGAAAACGAAAAGGGTCTTGTTGCTTCTGGACCAGTATCATTCGCACGAATCTACTCAGCCTTAAATGAAACACTACGTCGTGGTGGCGTCTATAAGAATGGGGCTGTAGTTATACATTTGGATGCAGATCACCCAGATATAGTAGAATTCATTACAACTCCCCGTGCCCAATTACCTTGGGTTAAAAGGTGTGTAGACATATCTCCCGCATTATGGAGAAAACTAAATAGAAACGCAAAAGAGGCATTAATTTATGGCATCAGATCTGGAGACATCTGGCTTAATAAAATCAAATATGACAGACAAAATAAACGCATCTATGGCAATGTGTGCCTTGAAGTTTACTTGCCCTCACGTGGAACATGCTTGCTCCAGCATATCAATCTCTCTGCCTGTCAAGTCGGAGATCTCAAAAAGGCTTTCGCTAACGGTATGTCCGAGTTGTGCGATCTCCATGGGAGGACAGGTGTTGGAGAATCTGGAGAATACCTTGCACCAGAGAGCGATAGACAAGTCGGACTCGGGATGCTCGGATTGGCAAACTTCCTCCGAATACATAATGTAACTTATGCAGATTTTGCTGATGCACTAGAATATAAAGAGTGTAGTGGCATGGCACAGAATATAGTAGTTGCTTTACAAGAAGCTATAGAAGCTGCAGCCTATATAGCTAGAAATAATAATATGGATAGAGCTTTTGCTATAGCTCCTACCGCTTCATGTTCATATAGAAGTGAAGATTTAGAAGGGTTCACAGCAACCCCTGAAATAGCACCTCCAATAAGTAGAGTTGTAGATAGAGATAGCGCAACCTTTGGAGTACAACAATATAATTATGGCGAAGTTGAGATCGCCTCAGAAGTTGGCTGGGACGTATATAAGCGTGTAGCAGACGGCATAATGGAAATACTCGACAAAACGGGACTTCTTCACGGATACTCATTTAACTCTTGGAGTGATATGGTAACCTATGATGAACATTTCATTGAAGAGTGGCTAGAGAGCCCCCAAACATCACTTTATTATTCCTTACAGGTTATGGGAGATGTTCAGGACAAATCTAGCGCATATGCAGCTTTGGATGATACTGACGTTGACGATTACCTACAGGATATCTTGAATGAACAAACCTGCGATTGTCAACAATGAGAAAACATCCTTACACAAAATTACTAGAAAGAAAGAGAACCTGGACACCAGTTAAACCAACGAAAGGGGAGATTAAATACGGTGCTGAAGAAACCATCAAACGTGCGCTCGCAATACGTCATATGGAGCTACCAGTTGGAGAATTTATTAAAGAAGGTCTTGAAAAAGAGGTTCCAGATAACGCTCGGAAGCTTCTTGAATCTAACGTTAAAGACGAGATTAAACATGATCTTGCCTTGGGCTATATCGTAGATGCACATGGCGCAGATTCACAGTCAGAAAAGGAGGCTTTGTTACTAAGAGATGCATGGATGGAACACCCTGATCATTGTCTTCTTAAAGCACTTGTCGCAGAAAGAGCTATCTTCTTTGTTTTACTCCCTATGTTTCGGTTTAATGGGGATCCTGCTATACGCACAGTGGCGGCAGATATCTCAAGGGACGAACAAATCCATGTTGGATGTAATACTCTTGTATGTCATGAGTTGGGTCTTTCTGCTAGCCCTTCTTTGGATAAACTTAGGAAAGCCACTATTAACTGGATAATGCAACCACTAGGTACAAATACTACCGATAAATATTTGGACAAAAATTTTTGGCTGGATGCTAGTGATCGATTAATGTATGAGGGCAAAGCACCTCAACTTTCTGAGACAAAAGCAGCCCGTATGCCAGCGTTCTTTGAGCATAGCAATGTCAACCTACCCCAATACGCTTGAACCGTTACTCGGTCCCAACATAGAATCTCTTCTCTTAGAAATGGAAGAAAGATTCCCACCTGTAAACCCCCACCCAAAAGAAGAACTTGCTTCTATTATGTATAAAGCAGGTCAACGTTCTGTCATTGAGTGGTATCGTGATAGAATAAAGAATGAAAGTCAGCCTAGTACACCCATATAATTTGCCACAAGTATGGCACTTAGTAAAACCTTTAATAGATAAACCGCTTGAATATAATAGAGGAGAAATCTTATCAACAGATCTACTAGAAGGATTGATGAACGATGAAACAGTTCTTTTAGTAGGTCATGATGAGGATGATCTTCAAGGAGTTATAGTAGCTGAGTTTATAGTACACCCACAAAAGAAAGAACTCTTTGTTCTTAGTTGGGCTGTAAAAGATTGGAAAGGCTTTGATAAATGGGTAGATCTATTTGAGGAAGCACTTGTAGGATTAGCATTAGACAATGGTTGTCATTATATAGGTGCTTATACTCGTAAAGGTTTAGCTAAGAAATTAATTAAACATGGAGGCTGGGAAGATACCCATTCCATTATAACAAAACA